ACGTGCCCTATGATCTGGTAATCCTATTGTACTCCTAAGTATTCGTTGGTTGTTTGAACCACAAGATGATTCTTGTAACAATTCACATCCTAACCTCTTTTGTAATAAAAATGGAAAAGCTTCGTTTGTTCTATCCTTTAATTCGTCTCCCCAAACAAAACTACATCCATTAGTGTATAATTTCATTTCCAATACTCCTCGTTTAACCAATCATCGGATTGATGAAAGTAATCCCACAATTTATTCTCTTGTATAGTTCCAATCTTTTTTGATTCTTCATCTACTAATCTTTTTAATTCATCATCAGAATCATAATGTAAATAATTTGGTGCACTCGTTATATTGGTAGTAATTGTATTTCTACCCATACTTCCCAACTTCCAAGATGTATTAAATCCTCTAATTAGATGTGGTTTTATGTTAACAAAACTCTGATTAAAATATTTAATACATTCTTGTGGCGTTACCCATTCTTTGGGAAAACAAAACCTATCCTCTCCAAATAAATTCATCAATTTATCATAATGAAACATTTTTTCAAAATTTTTTCCCCAATCTCCACTATTTTCTCTTAGTGGTATATGAGAATATATCTTATCACCCAAAATCGTAGGTTCGTATTTCTCAAAATCAAAGTATGGGATTTTTAAAAATTTATGTGGAAGATTATACTTTTTATTTAAATCGATTTCAATCTCATCAACAGCTACCAAATTAATATTTTCAGTATCTATTAGATCAAACATACCTCGTGTCCATTCAACCCCACCAGGAATTAAAACTTTAAAACCGATGTGATTGTTATAGACATCTACATCTGATGAAGAATTTTTCTCACATTCTAACTCTCCATCCCAATCAGGATATAATCCCCAAAATAGTGCAGGTTCTTCTGAATTATCATAATCTTTTAAATTCCAACATTCCAAAAATTCATTTTTGAAATGTGATAACGATGGTGAAATATATGCCTGTTCTATTCTCATTTTAATTTATTTATATTTTTATAATCTTCTTCATTCCATAGACTCGTAAACAAATGTATTCCATACGAATCACCATCATATGTAAAAACATCTTCATATGATTGCCAATCTACTGAACAAAAATACTTTTTAGGTAATACATAATCTTCATAACCATATTGCTCAACCAATGGTGTGATTAAATTAGGTCCTAAATCTCCGTGTGTAGAATTCTCACCAATCTTTCGTATACGATTTGCCCAATCTTTAAAAATTTGTTCCCCACTACTCTCACTATATATAATACAAGTTGCAACATGATAATCCCAACCACTATCTATCTGCTCTGAAAATACAAATCGTCTATTGAACTCATATGGTTTCAAACATAACATATCCAAATCAACATACAACCCACCTCGTTGATATAACAATTCTGATCTAAACAGATTTGAAAATGCAATCGGTGTACCTTTTGAATGTCCGTGTTGATATGTAAAATATTCATCAGAGTCAACTATCTCGTGATAATCTTTTTCATTCCATAACTTAAATTCATAACCATTCTTTTCCCAAGAATTGATACATTCATATTGTATCTCACCCAACTCACCAATCCAAAATCCATTAACTTTCATATAACCACCTATCACATTGGTTAATATTGTGTATATAATTTCTTTCAAAAGTTGAAACTTTTTTATTTGCACTTTTCATTATTAATAACTCTATACAAAATAATAAATAATTGTCTTTATTATACCACTCCGTCAATACATCAAAGTCTATCCAAAAATAAGTATCATATTTTTGAGTTATCTTATCAAATAAGGTTAAATCTTCCTCATTCGTCATAATATAAACCTTATAAGAATCATCAACTAACTCGTCCAAAACCTTCAAAATATTTTCTGATTGAGTGGCCTCATCTGTATCTGAATATTGACTTAAAACATCTCCTCGTCTCACATGAACACATACATATTTACCCAAATGATTTATTACATTAGAAGAAATGTCTACTAAATGTTGATGAAATGGTAATTCAATATCAACATTTCCATCAACCATTAATTCTTCAATATCAGGAAAATAACCAACATATTTACCTTGTTTTCCTAAATGTGTTTTATAGAAATCAAAAACTTCTGTCCTACTATTTTCGAACTCATTATCTAATACAACTTCATATGGTTTTCCATCGATTTTTAATTTAGAATAATCATAGTACTGACTTAAATTTGTATCAAATATTCTTTCTGATCCTAATCCCTCTGGTTCTCCAAATTCAAACATAGGGATTATTGGTATTTTATTATTGTGATATGCATATTTTAAAATTACTTTTAGATTATATGTGTGATGCCAAAGTCCTGCATTTTTTTTAAAATTTACAAACTTTACATATGATTTATCCACGACAAATATCCAAAGTAGTGCAATGAAAACTACCACCAAGTGTTCTTGCATGTCTTAATTTCATAGGAATGACTTCTATATTATTTTTATATAGTTCCTTATGTAACTCTGTTTGATTTTCATCACATATAACCAAATTTTCATTCAGAGACAATAAATTAATACCAATCCAAACTGAAGCGTGATTGTAATTAGGATAATGTCCTATATCCACCATATCAGGACACCAAATCTTATCCCAAGATTTTAATGGTTCGGGTATATTATCTTCATTCACCCTTTCAGGATTTAACAAACACAATCCTTCTCTTAATAGGGATATAGTCGAATCTAAATGAACATAACTATACATATTTTCTAAAGTATGTACCTTATATTTACTTCCAAGAAAATTCTGTAACCATTGTGCACCTAACTTGTTGCCCGTGTTTGAAACCAAATATAATATATCATCGTTACATCTAAGAATATTTGCTGCATCAAATATGGGTTCTACTTCTGTTAATGTTAATTTATCTAAATCGTCTCTTTGATAACAATCATCTCTTAATCTTGGTTTTGGTGCTGAAACCCACCTTGCACCCTTTTTCATATAATCAATGAAATCATCACGAAATGAAAATGTTTCAAAGTACCTTGACCTTAAAGTCATAGGTGATTCTATAATTGTATCTCCTACAACCACCACACTATCTCGTGGACAATAATTGTAATATCCATTTGTACACCAATCAAGTGTTGCAAAATGTGATTGGTTATCCTGTGGTTGAGGTCGTTTTACCTTTACACCAAGTGATTTAAGAATAGAAACCAATCCTTCTAAATCTTCTTGAGTTTCTTCAATTACTTGTTTGGGATATAATCCTTCCTCCACACCTAACATCTCATCCCTATCGGCATAATTTATACAATGTAAGTCTACATCGTGGTCAGGATTATTTGGATTATCTATAATACCAACATAAACTTCTTTTAAGGTATCCCATTCATTATTACTACTTACAACTTTTTCCATACCCATATTGGTTCTCCAAACTTCTTATCCTGTTTGTTCTCTAATGATTTCTCCGTCCACACAGAACCCTCGTAACTTTTAGCCGTTCCAGCTCCACCACTATTAGGTCGTTTGGCCATCTCCATTCCAATACAACCTTGATACTCTCCCATCTTGGATAAGTAGTCATTCATAGGATTACAAATCTCCAACCAACCTCTTTCGGTTGACCATTTTGAATTTGTATAGACATCTGATATATTCACTAATAAATATCCACCTTTTTTTATACTTCCCCATAAGTTACCCAAGGTCGATTGTAGAAAATCCTTATTCCAATCGTTTATATCTTTGTATCTAACCCAACTTTGTGTATCATCGTAACTATAACGCTCCACGCTAAAGTATGGTGGACTTGTAAATACCATGTCAAAATGTTCGTTGTACGGGGCGAAGTCAAAATCTTCTGCTGGACTACAATGAAACTCAGACTTTCTATCGTGTTCAAAGAATCCCAAATGTTTTTCATAGAATTCAGATTGTTCCTTGTAGATAGGGTGATTCTCTCCTCTTGGATCTAAACCAACATAGTGTTTACCATATTCACTTGCGTAAAATCCAGCCAACCTATCACCCCACCCCATCGAAAAGTCTAATATGTTTTCTGACTTAAACATATCGTAAATTATCTTTGCCACATTTGGTTTGAACTGAGAACAAATATATTTTCTCAACCCAATCATAGTTCTCAATATGTTCTTGTTTATCTTGGGCATCTTCAACGAGTAAGCACTTCCCATAAGTGTGGTCATAAACTTATGACTTCCCCAAGTTCGTTTAGGACCTGGTGAAACCGAACCATCAACTGACCAACGATTTTCTATCTGAAAGTAGTTACTTGCCTCATTACCAGCATTTAATCTTCTAAAATATAATTGTTTTTTATCATAATTTAAATTATAGGTATATTCTGTTCCTTCTCTAGCATACCACTCACCCTCTACCATAATTTCATTCCATTTCATACCCTTGAGTTTTTGGAAATCCTTGTATGCTCTCTTTTCGGTTAAATCAGGATATGGAAGTGGGTATGTCATTGCTACTTTTGCAAGACTTTCCTTAACATCATCTTTATCAAATGTTTCTTTAATGTACTCCCAATCCTTTTCATCAATTTCGAGATAGGGTTTCATATTGTAAAATTTATCAAAGTAATCTATATACATTAAAAGAATCCGTGTTTAATTGTTTGTTTCATTTCTATTTTTATCTTTTCGTAAAACTCTTGTCCGTATGTTTCGACAAGTGCCTCTTTGGATTGTAACCATATTTGTTTAACTACATTTTCTATCTTATCATCTAATATCAATTCATCTCGTTTGTTCTTATGTTTCTTTTTCAACTTGTAATGATACTTACCATCCACTTCTCTATCTAACTCGTAATTCTCAGGCTTTGGACAATGTAAATATGCCCAATTATTAATCACCACACGACCTGTTTTGTTCTCCACTAATGGATATGTTTTACAGAATACAGGTCGTTCATCACCCAAACTACAACCCGTTCCATCCTTACTTAGTAAATCACAACAACCATCTTGTGGCCATTCCAATTCTAAATCAAGTCCAAATTGTTTTTTGTATTTTTCTTGTTCTTCCTCAGTAATCTCTACATGAAAAGAATTGTGGTTACAGCAACCAAAGTTACATAACCCACACATTATTTTCTTTTCTAACCAGGCCTTAGAAAAAGTCGTGTTTGACTTGCTCATGTTTCCTTCTCAGTTCTCTATCGATAATCATTTCATATTCTGATTTGTGCCACTTGATAGGTTCAATGTAATCCAAGTCATATTCTTTAATACCAACATCCCAAAACAACACCTTTTCAGATGGTTTTAGATTTTTGGTCATCCAATCCCAAGCCTTAGCTTCGTATGTTTGGTCAAGCGGTAATGATTCATCTAATTTAAGTTTGTGTTGATATGGATAATCAGATTGTACCACATGAAATTCTCCGTCAAATTGGTCTTTGGGAAGGAGACGATCATACCAAGTTTTCTTATTTTTATACACATATCCACTTAATGCTACAGGATGTATAACTTTAACATTTTTGTTATACAACTTACACCCTAATGCTACACCTAGCATAGATAATCCACTCCCAGCTATTCCCACGACAGTCTCTACACAGTCAGGAATATTTTTCACTTGTTGGGCAATGGTTTCCATCACTTGTTTTCCATTCATTCCAAATTTTATTTGGAAATAACCTGTTTCACCAACGAGTTTTTTGGCATCAAGTTCGGGACCCGATATATTAGGGTTTCCCACCCCATACATTTTGGCACCAAACTTTTGAGATAGTGAAGCATTTACTCTATAACTATCTTTGATATGGTCGGGATAATGTGGTATTGTAACCAAACATTTCAACCCAAAATACTTTGCAACTGCCGAAGTTATACAACTCTGTGGAGATGGTATTCCAGCAGCTGTAAGTATTCCACCATTACACTCGTTGAGTATATGGTCTAAATTATCATAGACAAGTTTAGAACATTGTCTAACTTTTCCACCACTAACACCACCAAGATTGAAAAGGTCGTCTCGTTTAACCAAGTAACCATTATGTTCCTCTATTGGTGTTAATTCGTTTATCCAAGTATTAAAATGTTCTTCACTAAAAGTTGGGAAGTTGTCAAAATCAATCAACGTCTTGAACGGCTACAAGAAAGTAAGTAGCATCATAATCATCAACCTTGAAGTTGATTTTTGATAACCCTTGTTCACTAACATATAGTGTTGCACTTTCACATTCTTTATTTGCTGTAAGAACATCCTTAAATAGATTTGCGTTAAAAGATACATTTTCTATTTTAGATGTTGCTGTAGTCTCAACAGGAATTGTAACTCTGTTTGTGTTGATTGAAGAATAACCTATTACAAGTTTCACTCCATCATCATCAGCTATTACCGTAAAGGTATCTGTATCTGGTAATGCAGATTTACCACTAATGAATCTATTAATGAAATTGGAATCCACTTTAATCTCTACCTGAAATTCAGGAAGTTGTTTTAGTGGCGGTGGTTGATTGATAACTGATTTATCCGACAACATAAAGTTGACTTTGGATAGTGCATCAGAAATCTCAACGGCGATTGCCTTATCACCCGCCTGAGTCAAATTAAGGGTTACATCATCATCCAAAACACCAAGTAATCTACTAAGTTGTTCTGTATCATAAACTCCCAATTCGGAATCCTCGAATGTCCAATTATTCATCTTCAATTCTCCGAGTAGTGCTTTATCACCAGTAATGAATCGAGTAGATAATTTATCACTCTTGCTGTTGATAACTACTGCATTAACATTACCACCTAAATGGTACTTGTCAATGAATCGAGTTAATTTGTATTTATTCATTTATCATTTCTCCTTATGTTAATATGATATATACATATATATCAAACTTATTTCTCAAAATCAAAAAAATCTTTGACATTATTATTCATATAATTCTTTTACCTTATTAGATATAATTTTAAGCCATATTTTTTGACCATTTTCGTTTGGATGGTCATCAGTATTACTGATTCTTGTTTCGGTATGAGATGGATCTATATCAGTTAGGTATTCTGACCAACTCGTTTTATCATCACCCCACACCCATCTATCAAAATCTATTTCATTATATTTAAATTTGTACTTATCTGATAACTTAGTTTCGTTTATACTCCATAAACTATCAAACATCACATACTTAATATTATTAGTCTTTAAAAACATCTGTAAATACAAAATGTTATCTAAATATTTATCATATCTGTCTCTAACATTGTAATGTCTTACCATAAACCACTTCCAAAACTTATCTGACATATCATTACCATGAATATCTTTTTTCAGACCAAATCTAATTAGTGACTTTTCTGGAGAAGGAAAAGCTTGAGATGAATCCATTCGTTCTAAAAAATCAGTACTCTTTTTTTTATTGTGTACTAATTTAGAATTCAACTGTATAAAACTTGATGATTCTTTCCCATTCTTGTTTTTAAACTCATCCCACAATTCAAATCGTGTAAATTGAGTCCAACCAATCACAACCAATAAATCTTCCCACAAATTTTTATTCTTTAAAAGAAAATCTATCGTTGTCCTTCTGATTTTATCATTACCACATCCATGTGAAGCATTATTAATAATTTTTTTAATATCAAGTTCTGTTTTAACAATTGAATCATCAAGTCCTTTAAATCCATCCACAAAACTACAACCATTTAAATAGGCAAGTTTAAACATTTTAGAAGAACCTTTCTATACTTTCTATATATAAATTAGATACTATTTTTTGCCACTTAGGGCCTGGATGTGAGTCATCTCTTGCTTTATCTGGCCAATCCAAAATTTCAGTAGAAGATTCTACTATAAAAGGTATATTATATTCATCACAAATCAATTTAATTCCCATGACATTTTTTAATACTGATAGATATAAATGCTTAGAATTATACAGCCAAGGGAACTTAGGTTTCTTGGGTAAATTGTATATATAAAATTCGTTAGATAATTTATCGTTATCATAGTCGAAGAATTGAAATCTACCTGCTGTTGGAAGTAGAACACTAACAACTTTAGGTTTTAATTTTGGAATCCACCTAACAGCATTCATAAAACATAAATCATCTCCCCTACCATTTTGGGATAGATTCCAAACCCTCACATCAAAATGTTTTCCCACCATCCAAGGCCATGTTTCGTGTTCCTCTAATCCAACTCCTGCTGTTAGCGAACATCCCAAAAACATAAAACCATCTGTATCATCATCAAATGAATCTGACCTATATCCGTATTCATTAATATTATCTGTGGTATTGTATTTGGTAATAATTGTCTTAGGTTTTCTTTTAGTTAAAACCCCCTCGAAATTAGTTTCCCTATCTAAATCATCTAATTCTTTATCAGTAATATCCACATGAGTTTTTACTAATTTTTTTATTTCTTCCGTGTTCACTAAAAAAACCTTTCGATACTCTGTTCTTCATCTACTGGCTTTCCCCAATCCAAACAATCATAGAACATTTGTAACTTTTTGGTTAGTGCCTGTCCATATATCTTATCATGGTTAATATTTTTATTTATAAATTCCATTATTTCAGGTGGGTCCTCGTGTCCTTTGTAAGCAACTGCATTTAATCCTAATGTATTGTTCTTCAAATACACCCAACGAATCTTATCACCATTATTGATGAATTGATATTTCTTATCTTGTTTAAAATACCTAACCAAATCATTATATGCTATTGCTGCTTTTACATGAACAGGACACCCTTTTTTGAATGTGGTAAATACTGAACTATTTTCCTTGTCCTTCTTTTCCATATACTTCCATATTCCCTTGACACCTGTTGGTGATGAGATATCATCGAGTTCGTTGTATTTCATATTCTTCTTAAATCTTGTTATCCTATGATCTATTTTATCCTTTGGAACACTTGCCAGAATATCATCCAACACATCAGACAATAGTTTTCTGAACAATGGGGCGAAGTTACTACGAACCGTATCCAAACCCTTTACCATAGTTTTATTAACTTGAACACCATTATCCGATATAATCTTCATACCATATCTTTTCTTCACAATGAACAAACCAGCCTTAGCTACAATTTCTTGTTTAATCTCAAATCTATGAACATCAAGATTACAGAACTTCTTGGCGAAGTAATGATAACTATCGTTTAGATATTTCTGTACTTCTGTAGCTATCTCATTAATCCGTTGAGTTTTCATAACATCACTTAACTCTTGATTTGGAAATCTATGTTCAATTAAAGGAACTGCTGAATAGAAAACTGAATCTGTATCAATATAGATACAATAGTCCTTTTCTGTTCCCAACTCTTTATTGTAGAAATGATTACCAATTTTCTTTGTGAATTTAATTAACTCTTGGCCTGTCTTTGTGGTGGCTTCAGCGTTATCCAAATCGTAAAACCTAAATACAGGTAAACCCAAAACACCATACATGGAGTTCAACACAATCTTCTGAATGTGTTGTCGTCTATTGAAGTATCCATATTGGTCGTCATCTCCAGCATCACCGAACTTCTTTGCTAGTTTTCTAAACTCTTTTCGTTTATCAAACCACTCTGATAATAGAGTTGGAATTAATCCTTGTTTATCTGTTCTGTATATGATACCATTGTTAGATACAGATACTTGATTCTTATCAAAGAAATCTTTTAATTCTGTTTCGGTAAATTGTCCTTTTTTCTTACCATTCATAATAATAGAGTAGGTTTTATTTCTACCAGCAATAAACTCCTTTGGACTCCACCCTTCGATTTTACCAATCTTAGTTTCAGGTGATATATTTAAACTCATAATGATTGACGGATACATACTCGTAATATCCAAATCATAAACCCAATCGTGTTTTCCTTTTTGTGGGTCCTGTACATAAGCTCCTGTGAATTTACCATCTTTCTTCACATCATCTCGTGGTGTCTTGTTTGGAGCTACAACTCCGAGTTTTTTCAGGTACACCAATATAGCCCCTTCCAAAAATCGAGAGTCATATTGTATATCTTCATATGGAACATGACCTACATGACAAATCCCTCGAGCGACATCAATAAAGTCTAACTTATCATCTAACTTCTTAACAATCCTAACATCGTGAATGTTATATTTCACAAAGTCATTTAAGTGATTCTCGTATAGGTCATTTAGTGTTCCTTCGTATGAAATTTTATTTGTTCCAACCTCTGAGGCACCGATATCGTCCAATCGATATGATGGTTTTGAACTAAATGTAAAGTTTTTATATAGGGCTAAGTAATCTAAGCAACTCACACCTGCTATCATAAATCGTTCTCTGTATTTATTCCAATAGACATTGGATATTGGAGAAAGACAATCTGCAACATTCTTACCGACTATCTGAGCTGAACGATTGTAAAGGTAGGGAATATCAAAACCATCTATGTTCCAACCTGTTATAATGGTTGGTCGCATTTCTAAATATTTAGCGTAAAACCTTTGTAGTAACTCGTACTCTTTTTTGAAAGTTTCTACGGTTACATTTTTACCCCATTCATCTGGTATCAGTTTTTCTTGTTCATCAAGAACAAAACACCAATAATGGTCGGTTTCACTATCGTGAATCGCGATGGAAGTAATCTTGTTTTCTGCCTTTTGTGGACTTGGGAAACCTTCGGTTACTTCTACCTCTATATCGATTATCATAATACGATGACCTACTGATGGTTCATCACTATTAGTATACATATCAATGAGAGTTCTCGTTTCAGGATTAATATCACTTTCGTGTAATCCTTCTACGGATTTATCCCACTTATATGTCTTTTTTAACCTATCACCATATAGGGAAACATGAGTTCCGTATCCGTCTTTTATATAAGCATACCTTTTGTAAGGCACGATTACATGACCACTCTTGTCATCCCATATATGTACTTTATTCTTACGACTTTCGTAATATATGTTTTGGTACAATATAACCTCTTAATTTATACTTGATCTTACTAATAATATTTGATAATTCCTAATACTTTTTAGCTACAAATTGTTTGAATTAGTTTTTGTGAAACCACATATGGATCACAATTTGAAGATGGTCGTCTATCTTCTAAATAACCTTTACCGTCCCTTTCCACCTGCCACGGAATACGGATAGATGCTCCTCTATCTGAAACACCATAACGAAATTCTTCAATAGAACAAGTTTCATGTTCTCCTGTAAGTCTTTTGTCATTATCTTGACCATACACATCAATATGTTCTTGTGGATTTTTTGATAACTTTTCACAGGCATTTATAATTTCTATATATCCACCTTCATCTCTCATATATTTCGTAGAAAAATTGGTATGACATCCTGCACCATTCCAATCACCTTCAATTGGTTTTGGATGTAGTGATACTGAAACTCCATTCTTCTCACAGATTCTTTCTAATAACCAACGAGCAACCCATAAGTCATCACTCATATTGATTGAACCACCTGCACCAATCTGATATTCCCATTGTCCTAACATTACCTCTGCGTTTGTTCCACAAATACTAATACCAGCTTTGATACAAGCATTTAAATGTTCTCTTGAAATATTTTCACCGATATTTCTACCACAATAATAATCTCCTTGTGGAGCTGGTTCACCATGTCCTGGCCAACCTAATGGTCTATCATTTTTAAATAATGTGTATTCTTGTTCAAAGCCAACCCATTCATCAATACCATCAGGTATAGTTTCTTCTAATAATCTTCTCGTATTAGATTTGTGTGGTGTATCGTCTACATTATAGACTTCACACAATACGATAGAACTATCTTCTTCTAATGGATTTGGATAAACCCTTACTGGTTTTAATTGACAATCAGAACTACCACCATCTGCCTGTTCAGTAGAACTACCATCAAATCCCCAAATAGGATCGAATCCCCATTCAGGTACTTTTAATGGTTCTTTTACAACTTTTGTTTTATACCTAATTTGAGTTGGTGTACATCCATCCAACCATAGATATTCCAATTTATACATAACCTTACTCCTTAATTTGCATATTCTTGGTCGTCATTATCTCCTGTTGTGGGTATTATTTCTACATCACAAAAATCACCATCACAAAACTTTTCTATATTGGCTTCTTCTTTATGTATAACCCCAAAAGATAACTTACCAAGTTTTTTAACTTGCTTCTTATATTCCTTTTCGTCAATCGACTCATATGGCATTTGTTTATATGCACCCAATTCATGTCGTGGTAATAAACTTATACCTTTTAGATGATATTGGAAATAGTTTAATACTTGTGGTATCATTTCACCCTCTGTTTCAGGATTGAATGTTACGGTACAACTAACTTGATTATCAGCCCAATGTCTTTGCATAAATGCAGCTAAACTGAATTGTTCCCATATGGATAACTCACCCACGGTTCTAATTCCTTCTCCCACATCAACAGGAACTTCAACAACCATTGTTGTGTCCTCTGAACCGAAAGCTGGTTCAACTTTATATCCAGCCTTTTTCATAGGTTCTAATAATTCTGAATGTTTTGAAACCCTAATTCTTCTGATATAGAATCTTGATTCAGGATAGTGTAATCCTGGTGTTGCTCCTGCTAATAACGAAACCGTTCCACTTGGTTTTACACTTGTGGTTTTAATTGACTTTGGAATTGCGAACCAATCAGAATACATCTTATCCCATTCTTGTATTGTGTCGTATCCTTCCTCTAACCAATTTTTTAATTCGTGTAATCCTCGTTGAGTAATAAACTGAGCAACTCCACTCACACTACATCCAATTCTTCTGTTTCTCAACATAACTCGATTGGTATCACTCCAATGTGTCTTACCTAATGTTACTGATTTGGCATACAGATAAGCATATTTAAGTGTTCTTTGATAGTCCTCTAATGAATCGTGGTTATTTGGAAATGTCTCTACTAAACAACATAATTCATAACTTTCTAATGATTGTTCCAAACAAGGATTACCACCCATAACTCTATGGTCTTTATCATCTCCACCATTTTTCATACGAGAATATTTTCTCATGTTTTCTAACCATGCAAATCCTGGTTCTCCGTTGTCATTAATTCTTTCAGATGCTTCCGTATAATCCATACCAAGTTCTGCGAATATTGAATTATTAGAAGTCCAACCATATTGGTCACGATGTGGATTTACTTTATAATTCTTTAAATCTAAGTATTCCTCATCATAAGGATCACCAAATACAATCTCTGCTGTTCGTCTTACATTACCTGCCACGACACATTTACCAATAAGGTTCATTATGTCTACAATCGTTGTTACGGTAATTGGTTCTCCACTATTCTTTTCTAATACCCCTTTGATATCCACATGAACTTCTTCTAATGGTTCAGGACCTGAACTAACTCCACCAAAACCTTTGATTGGTACTCCAGCTGGTCTGACTTTTGAATAGTCAAACTCGATTGGCGCTTGACCATGAAAGTAAGCTTCTAATAGTAGTTTTAAAGATTCTACCCAACCCTCACGAGTATCAGGTATTTCAAATGTCTGTACATCTCTATCCTTGTCCACTCCTTTAACTACTATTTCTCCAGCACCCTTTGTATCAAATCCAACACCCACTCCTAACATACTTGCATCCATAAGGAAACAAAATGGTTTCGAGTAATCTTCTTTTAGTGTTTTAGTTGATACAAATGCACAATTGTTTAGGGCGGCGTACAAACCTTTTTCTTCGGTAACGGCTGTTCCCATTGCCCAAAGACCTCGGCCGGGTGGCAAGAATTTCATAGTGAATATTCGCTCATACATATCCTGTGCGGACGCTTGAGCTTGCCACGGATTCCACCCTAATTGATGTGAATCAATCCAATTTTTTTGCATAGTGTAAGTACCTTCAACAACTCGTTGAACGGTTTCCCACCATCTCTCATTTTTACCATCCTCTTTGATTCGAGAATAGGTTCTCATATAAACTAACTCACCTAATCCGTTAAAACCAAAGGGAGCTTTTCTTCTTTTGTACTTATTAATAAAATTTTCTGATAACTTAAACTTTTCCATCTTCACGATTTCTCCCATTTTTTAATTTGCTTTCCATAACTTTACCTCATATAAGTATGATATATATAGATTTTTATTCGAAGCCATCGGTATCTTTCTGAGAATTGTTATATTTGTTTGCTAAAGTTTTTCTCAAATACTCTTGGCTGTTATCCATTTTTCCTTGAGTACTTTGACCATCTTGTGTATTGGCTTCATAAACATCTATCTTACCAATATTAGTATTAATACTTGATGGAAACGTAATTCCATCAGGACCGAATCTATTTTTTATTACATGAAACCTACCTGTGTTTGCTATTTTATCCTCTACTTTTCTACTAACCGATACTACAAAATCTGCTATCATTACTTTACTATAAGCTTCTGCGACCTTTGTAGCGTCAATCACTTCTTCTTCCAATGAACTACGATTTGCCTGTGAGGCTGTCCATATTGGACAATCTAATTCACCTGCTAATCCTCTTAAATCCTCGTAGATATTTTCTAATACATGCCGTTTCTCACTACCCACACCTTTAAGAATATCTGCATAATCAACTAATATTAAATCAGGTTTTTGATTCTGAATTTCTATCTGACTTAGATGTGAAGTTAAGGTTTGAACTGAAGCACTTTTTGTGGGGAAATACTTAATCAGTAATGTTCCCTTGAGTGAGTCTATTTTTTTCTTGACATCCTCTTGATAAAATTGTATATCTGATGTGGTAACTCCACTAAAAACCGTATCATAACGAAGTCCAACATAATTCTCATTCAACTCCAAAGTATAATGAACTACATTCAATCCTTCTTTAACTGCTGCAGAACCAATTGTTTGTAAACACCAAGACTTACCAATACCAGCTGGTGCCACTACAACTCCAAGTTCTCCTGCACCCAATCCACCATCCATAACCTCATCTATCGGATCCCAACCTGTTTTTACCGTAACCCTTGATGATTGAGTTAATCTTTCTTCTATTCCAATAATATAATCATGTCCTAAATCTCTATCAGAACCAGCCTTCATAGCATTATCCACGAGTTTTTTGATTTGGTCATATTGACCAACCTCAATCAAATCCACACTATTCATAATAGCCTGTTTCATAACTTGATTTTTACAAAACTCTAATGTTTGTTCTTGAACAAATTTTAAATCAGTTGATTTTACATTTCTCCAAGCTTCCTTGAGATTCTCCACTACTGAAACTTGTAAAACCTCATTCTCCATATCATCAATCTTAACTTTCATCACTTCAAGTGTTGGTGGAGTTTTATACTCAAAGAAATAATCTCTTATTTCCTTACATATCCATTTGTTGGCATCACTATCAAAATACTCTGGTTCAAGTATGTCTGATATAGTTTGTATAAATTTCTTATCTGATAATAAAGATGATATTGTCTTTGATTGAAAGACATGACCGAATTGGGATAAAGTTGATTTATCACTCATTTTTAAAACCACTCATGTTGTACGATTCCTGCAGGATTTTCTGCCTTCTTAATTCGAGCTTTTAGTATTTTATAATACTCTTTTTCTCTTTCAATAAGTAGGTAATTTCGCTCTGAAAACACACAACTAATTGCTGTTGTTCCACTACCTGCGAATGGATCTAATACGACATCACCTTTACGACTACCAAGTGTAATTAAGTAGCTCATTAAGGTTGTTGGTTTTACGGTTGGATGATTATTTGCTGATGGTTGTGTTGTGAATTTCTGTTCCACACCTTTCATATCTTTACTCGGTTTATCACTTTGACCATTAAATATTTTTTCTTGTTTTTCAAATCTACCCAACCCATTATTCTTTTCTGATTTACTTGGTTTTGGAACTGCTAAAAATGGAAATGTTCTTTTAATTTCATCTGGTAATTTAGTCAATCTATCTTCCCACCACGAATCTAAACTATAAAATCTACTAAAATCTTTTTCTAATATATCATCACTTATTAATAGGTTTGCTGCAAATCTACCAAATGGTGATGCTTCCGCTGTATCATTATCTTCACTCTTAAATCCACTTGTCTTGAATACCGTATTTTCTTCTCTTGGTTTTCTCTTGGTGGTTTTTCTCATAGGTTTATCCCAACCACCTTCATACATTTTACCACTATCCTTTTCGTATCTACCATCGAAGTTCACTTGTCCAGCCACATTGTCTTTATCAAATTGTTCTTTATCGTTCATATCACCGAATGGTATTCTACAATCATCTAACCAAGTTACACCTTTTTGATTATTAAGTGCCTGACCTACATAAGTTTTTTGGTCTAATGGTTTCATTGCGACTATGACGATTTCTACAGCGGGTTTTGGTTGGTATCCAGCGTAACTTCCTTCAAGATTTTCCTTTTCGGTTTTCTTACCAACATTCATAGCCTTTGGAAAACCTGTAGCATATGTCCAATAGATTGGTGTGAAACTAACATCAAATCCTGCCTCTTGTAATGTCTGTAACATAACCATCTGAACATCACTTCTTGGTGCACTCATCACGAATGAAAATGAACCAGGTTTTAGTACTCGTAATGCTTCTTCCCAAATAGGAACAAAAAACTCTTTCATCCCATATGTGGATTTCTTCATACCAGGACTCATCCAACCTACGGTTTGGGATTTGGTAGATTGTTTTTCTTGAAATGTATCCCAATGTTTCCCCATAAATCCATATCCGTATGGTGGATCTGTACAAAGTAAATCTATTGAATTATCATCGAGTTTCTTTAGTTCCTCTAAACAATCCCCATTGATTGTTTTACTGGTCGCCATACATTTTTCTCCTTTTTTCCCTTCTTCGTTCTTCGAGTTTTTTCAATCTATACCTTTCTTTAGCCTTTTTTAGAATCCTCTCTTTATTGCGCTCATAGTGATCCATCTGCCACTTTCGTTGGGCTTCGAGTTTTTCCTTTTCGGTATAATATTTCTTTTTTCTACCCATTGTTTATTTTAGCAAACCTATTGAGTTGAGTCCAAGTTTGCATTATCCAACTATCCATATTTGGTAAGGCACCAAACATTCTATCCTCAATAAACATCTTCTGAAAGATTACTTTATTCAGTTCAGGTATCTTACCATTTACTATTCGGTTAATCTTTAATTTAGCACCACCACTAATATCCACATCTGATAATTGCATCAATCTGTGATTAATATCTATGGTGTCTTGGTTATCAAGTATTAGATTGTAAAATCTCTCTCCTTGATGTTTCTGTGCCTCTTTGATTACATCATCATACGACATAACCTTTCCTTCTGTGCCTAAATCAGGAAAGTGTTTTAGTAAGGTTTTAGCACCAATACCTTTTACCCCTTTTATATTATCGGAAGTATCACCTTCAAAAACTCTACTCAATAATAGATTTTCTGATGTTACATTATATTCCTCTAATACCATTTCAGGATTATACAACTTCTTCTTAGTAGGTGACCAAACTGAAATTCTGTCATTTACTAATTGTAAGAAATCTTTATCGGTGGACATGATAACAACATTACTATTTGGTAATATTTGCTTTGATACATATCCTATAGCGTCATCTGCCTCAATACCATCAATAGACATTATACTTACAGGTAACTTCTCTAAGTATTCCACACAACGAGATAATTGCATCATCATTGAGTGTCGTTCATCTTCGATATTTTCAAAATCGTTTACACGATTGAGTCTAATTTTGCCTGTTCTTCGTTTCGCTTTATATTCAGGATAAAGTTTACGGCGGCGGTTACTCCCACCTTTACCATCAAAAGTAATGATAGTGCGGGTAGGAGCTAACATCTTAATTGCGTAACCAACTGATTTAAGAAAACCAACTATTCCACCAATGTGAATTCCATCATCATTAGTAGTTGGTATAACTGAGAATACTCTAATAAAGGTATTTAAGCCATCTATTATCAGTACTTTTTCATTGGGATTTGATGTGTTAGTTTCACCGCCGTGCTTCTTTATTTCGTCAAGAATAGAAAGGTATTTGCCATTATTCATCACCAATCACTTCATCTGTGTAAACCACATCATCAATACCTAAATCTTTTGATTGGTATTTCAGTATGGATGCTTCACAGATTAAATCATAAAGGTGTTCTTGTAGTCCATCAGTTTCTTTCAACTTCTTATCAAAGTCTTTAGATTGAAATTTGATATCCTTACCTTTATATTCTAAAGTGTACCAAGCTCCAGCAACTTTCAAGAGTTTGTGTTCTTTCAGGACCGTTAACCAACTTCCCATATCATCTATACCACTATCGAAGTATAAATTGAAATCGGCATGTCGTAATGGTGGGCCTAAACGATTCTTGATAATCTGACATCGAGTTTTCATACCCAATACATTTTTTGCTGTATCTTTGATTTGTCCCATATTCTTTAAACGAATACGAGTTGATGAGTGAAATGGTAATGCCTTACCACCACTTGTTGTCCAAGGATCACCGAACATTACTCCGAGTTTCTGTCTGAGTTGATTAGTAAAGACAAGAGCTATTCTTTCTCTACCAATCATTTGTGTAACCTTCCTCATCGCTTTAGAAACGATAATTGCTTTACTTGTTGCCCATCCATCTTTCTCGAAATCGGCTTCCATCTCTACTTTGGTCGATGCCCCTGCTAAACTATCCACGAGGATTGTAACTAACCTATCTCTATCTGATTCCCTAATCTTGGTAACAATGTTTTCAATACATTGAAATATATCTTCTACGGTTTCGACATGAAGATATAACAAGTCTTGAACATTAACACCAATAGTTTCTAACCATTCTCTACTAACAGAAGTTTCGGTATCGATATAAACTGCTATACCACCTTTCTTCTGAGTTTCTGAAAGAATGTGAGTTCCTATTAGAGATTTACCACTTGATTCTAAACCATTTATCTCCGTAATTCGTCCTACGGCTATTCCACCATTAGGACGATTGGAGATTGCTAGATCTAAAATTGATGAACCAGTTGATATAAATTCCTTTACATCTGTTGGTGTAGCATTTGAACCATCTAAGAAATAGGCTACTTTCGTATCCTTGAACTGCTTATTAAGGTTATCGGCAAGAACTTGTGCAAGTTCATCTTTTGCTGATATAGACATATATGTCTCCTTTTCTATTTATTAAACAGGTCATCAAAAGCATCACTAACATTAGAAGTGTTTGTTACTGCACTTTCTAATTTCTTTGTTGTTGATGCTGGTACGGAATTGTCTGAGCCTTTATCTTCACCATCTTCACTTGGGTTTAACCAATCTTGTAAAGCTTCTGCAAGTTCATCATAACTTAACTCATTATATACCTCACGGATATCTTTTTGGTCATCAAGTAATGTAGATAAAACTGCTTTATCTTCTGTAACTGGTGTTTGGTTTGGTTTAACACGGATGTTAGTCTTAGGAAACGACGCTCCTGTTTCTTCAGCTGTTAGGAATTCAACCACTACATCGCGTCCATTAACTGGATCACTAATATCACCATAATCAGGATCTGCTATAATTGATAGTAGTTCTTGATATACGGTTTTACCAAATCCCCAAAACTTAGAGCCTTGGTTTTCTTCACCACGAACACAAACTGGTGCAAAAGTTCTGAGTTTTGCTTCTAACTTCTTACCAAGTCTCCAATCTTCACGATTTCCACTTGACTTTAGTTTTTCAGCAAATTCTTCAATCGGATCTGGTCTACCAAATGAGATTGGTGAAAGATAAGACTTTCCACCTAAATCATAATGAAAGAATAGTTCGATAAAAGGAACTTCTTGATTTAGTTTGTAAGGTAAAAGACGGATTTGTGTCTTTCCTGGTTGAGGTTTCCACAAGTTTGTTGTTCTTGTAGTTGAGGTTTGTAACTGGTTTAGTCGCTTTCTTACGGCTTCAATATCCATTTGTTATCTCCTTATTTGTTTATGTTTATTTGTTATTTTGTAATTGTACATATTTTTCTGTACAACTATAAGTATTGGTTTGTTTTAAAAACAACACAAATTTTTTGCTAAAAAAAAGGTGGTGAGTTTTAGATAATTAAAATTATCGGGTATATGTAAGAAAGCCTCACCACCTAAATAAATGGAAAGTTAGGGAATACAATAACACCCTTCTCATCTTTTCAATCTGTAAAGATACCTTCCAAAAATGAAAATTTGGGGATGTAGGATTTGCGAATACCTACAACTTTCAGACTCAGATTTTTTTTACCTTGTACCTAACACCCAAAAGTTACTTTGGTTCTCCTCAATGATGGTTAGTCATCGTCAAAGTGAGTACAACCTCTGTGCCATTACCTTAACTCTCTGAGTTTAGTTTATTCGGTCACAAGATGGGATTTCGGTTTTACCCTTACCCATAACAAGGTCTAAGAATCGCGTTCTTAATTTTATCTGAAAGTACATTCTCTTAATGCTGTCGCAAGGTATTTTGAACATTTACCCGAATACCAACTCACCACGAGTCTAAGAGCGGATTACCTTATGAGCTTCGAAGTCACTCATTGTTCGGTCAATCCCATAGAGAGATAATTAGTCTCTCTACTTTCCATTTTCAATTTGTCAAAAAACTTTTGTCCCGAAAGACATAATATATATATACACAAAAAATCCCAAACGATAGGTTTTTTATGCTATTTTATTTTTTTTATTGTTTGTTTCGGTACGAACCAAATTCGGCCCATATTATCCTTAACTCTGATATGCCCCTTTAAAGTAGAGTTACCTGCTTCATTAACTAACTCATCTTTATAAAGAATACCATTTGCTGTTGGATAGTCTTTTATAACCTTATATTTCATAATGTCCATCCCATTATTATAAAGTGGAAGAATAGATATCCCACCAAAATAATTAATCCCATTTTTAGATAATCAAAAAGTTCATCTTGTTTGGTATACTTAATTCTTTTTGGTTTCTTCTCTACTCTATCCCACTTATTCATTTTTATTCTTCCCAGTAATAATACTTGTATAGCTGGGTAGTGTTTTCAGTAGAGTAACTTACTACTATTTCGTATGTCATTTTATTCCTCTGCTGGTTTATCAACTAAATCTTCTTTCTTAGCTGCCTTTTCTGTTTGTATTTCAGCGACAAATTTCTTTTTCTTACCACCATCGTACTCGTAAGCGTGTCCTTCATTGATCAGTATATCATTAATACTAACCAATCCATCAGATGATTTATCAACATTTTCTGATACTTCGTGTCCTACTGCATCTGGTGAAACAAATATCTCACCCAATACTCTACCGAACTTACCAGTTCCATGTGAAACTATCTTGAAAGTACCAGCCTCTAATAACTCTTTGTTACGAGCTTTGGCTGCTAGTCCTTTTTTCTTTTCATCTAAATCACGAGTTCTACTTTCCCAAGTATCAATACCCATATATCTAATTCTTTTTTTAATTTTTAAATCGAAACCCAAATCAATATAACAATCGATTGTATCTCCATCTAAAACTTTAACAAGTGTGCCGTTATACTCAAACGACGCTGGTTTCTTTGCCATTTTATTTCTCCTATACCGATAAGAGAAATAAGTTTCCCCTATCGTCTCGGTGATAACATGCTGTCAGCACCTATTTGTTTAGCTACTATAATTATATCATCATCCCATTTGGCTTCTTCTAATTTCATTAAAATTTGTGTGGCCCTTGAGGATGTAATACTCTTACTATAAATATTACCATCATAAGAATAACCACTATCTGACTTTGATATCTGATGTAAAGCTTCTTTTACTCTTTTAAAGTCTAAGTATGCCTGATATCCCATTCTTGCTCCCTTTGCAGTAGAACCTTCTCCGTTTAACATTACGCAGTACTTATCAAAGCCTGACCATTGTTCCATTTTCATTTTTCATTTCCTTTTCGGTTTTTGATTTAAAATAAATTTCATCATAACACCCCAAACACAATTGACCTACTCCTCGAATATAACCTATTCTAAATTTTATGTGTTCTTTCAAATCAAAGATACTATCAACTCCACAAGTTACACATTTATCTTTCATCTTTCTTGTGCCACGGATACTCTAAAAAAGTTTTGCCCGTTGGTTCTTTGGTTTCCCAATCTATATGTTCCTTATTTTCAGGATTATAATCCTCGAATTTTCTTCTGAATACAGTTTCTCCACCATCTGGTGATTCATATATCCAATCGTCATTTTTCCCATTTACTATTTCTTCTGCTAACCTCTGTGATTCCAATACTGCCTCTACATCTCCACCAATTGGTAATCCATCTGCTGTCATTTCTCTGTAAATTTGATTACTAAGTTCTCGTACTTTACCACCAAGTTTTAAATCATTTGGTGTTGATTTTATTTCATTATTTTTAATATAAGTACCTTCACTTCTTAATGCTGATGTTACTAATTTTGTAATTGTATCTCTTGCAGTTTTTGATTCAAAATTTAATTCACTACCAACTAAATCTTCTAACACACCTTCTATTATCCTTTTCATATGCACTCCCATAGTTTGTGTTAGTTCCCTTTCCTAAAAATGCGAGGTGATACCAATAAAGGGGAATGATACCACCTCTGAGAGAGAGGAACTAACCTCTTTTTTTCAAATCTTTTTTCATCTCTTTAATTCGATTATGTCGTTTAATCAAATAGTCAAGACGCTTTAAATTGGATGTAGGATACACACCTTGTTTTAGTTTCCTTACAACATTTTCAATATAAGTCAATCTTACATCTTCGTTCATAAACAAATCTTGATCTGTAAGTTTGTCCAATTTCTTTTTTAGGGTTTTATCCATTATTTATTATCCTTATAATAAGTAGTTAAATGATATAGAAGAAACCACTATTTAAAGCGGTTTCTTCTTTGATACTAATCTTAGAGATTAGCGTTTTCGATTTCTTCTTCATTGAATAAGTCATCAGAACTTCCATCGGAAACATACTTCTGAACGAGCTGTTTCACATAAGTTCTCTCGGACTCCATTCCACCATCCTCAGAAAACTGAGGGTAAACCGTAACTTCAGCGGCTTCATCTAAACCAAAACCATCATAGAGTAATCCTGCGATTTCCACAGAAGTTCTCGTGGAGATTCCATTGGAGATTCTACCACTATCGTTCTTAGACTCGGAACGAGTTTGATGGGCGATTTCTGAAACAGACTTTAGTAAGTCAGGATCGACATGAGGAAACATATAAGTCAAAAGACCATATTCTTCTTCATCAGAAAGAACATCCATTTCTACGATAGTGAATCTATCCATAAGTGCTTTATCCATAACACGAGTAGAAGTGTATTCGTTACCGATATTAGCGGTCGCGACGAATGTAACACCTTCAGCGACAGGTACGGTTTCAGAACCATCTGATTCATCAATTCTCAAATATCTTTGACCACTATCTAAAACGGTCATCAGAATATTCCAAGCGTCTGGATGAGCTCTTGATAACTCATCAAGTAGAATCACAGCGTTTGGTGTCTTGATTGCGGTAACAAACAATGATTCAGAAAAGTAAGTTCCTTTCTTCTTATCAAAGTGAGTATTACCAATTAAAGTTGAACGAGGATCTTGAGTCGCTCCTAAGTTAAAGTAGAAGTCAGGTCTATCCAAAGCGTTTACCAATGACTTAGCTGCCATTGTTTTACCACAACCAGCGGGTCCTGTCATCAGAAGATTCTTTCCACGAACCGCTCCTCTAACCAAATATTTCCAATTCAGTTCTTTCATAACCAAACCTTTAGGTTTAAGTTGATAAGAACTATGAATGAAATTCAACATTTCAGCGTGGTCTGATGGAACATCAACTGATGAAACATCAATGACAGGAGCTGACATCTCGTCAAATTTACTCATTGGAACTTTCCACCAATAAGTCCTATCATTTTTTCCACTTCGTTTTTCCAAACACATACCAGCTTCATAAGCTGATTTCCTTGTGGAAGTTGAGATTTCTGAGGTAAGTTTATTACCATCAATATCCCAAGCGTTATATCGGTTACCCGACATCTCTATTTTTACTATTGTATTATTCATAACTTTTTTTTCCCTTTATTAAGTTAGTTAATCTCTCATTTCTCATACCTGATCTTACAACAAAAAGTGTATATAAGTCAAGTCTTTTTTTCATTATTTTCAAAATAATTTAAATATTTCCCAATACCATTAATAATCCGAATACAAAGAATATCCAAACCATTGTTAAAAATTCTGCTATTGTATAAAGTAAGTTTTTCATTTAATTCCCTTTGATTATATTTGATCTTACGAATAATTTTTGTAAAAGTCAAGTGTTTTTTTCACTTTTTTTAAGTTTTTTTTCATCTTCTATACCAATGTAATCTACCATTACTCGATTGGTAGGTTTCCCATCCACATTTTTTCCATATACATATCCAACTATATTCCTCTCGTCTTACTTGTGTGGGTTTCATAGTCCAACCACAATTACAGGTCGGACTATGTTTATACCACTTTGAGAGAAACCATTTAATCATTAATTCTTTTCCAAGAATTTCTTGTTCATAGTTCTTGAAACTGCTGTTACAGAAGTTATATCGATGTATTGAGAATCCTTACCATACATTTTTTTGAAATCACTCATACTTCTATCTCTGTCATAATCTGAATCTCCAACGAAATAACTCAAAACTTTGATTCCACGATTACGAAGTTCCTTAACCATTTTCTTGGTATGGTTGGTAGCTGTTCCGTGATAATAATCTAAGTCATCATTTTGAAACATCGGCATCCCATCGGAAAAATTTAGGAAGTATGATTCTCTATCTTTCATACCTTCAACCATTTCATCCATAACTGCTTCGTAACATAGACCTTCAGGAGTAGTTCCACTTGGTTGTAGATACTTGAAAAGAGTTTTTACTTTAACCAAACTATCCTTACGAGAATCATAGGCGATTAACATAATTGGTCTGTAAGTAGAACTTCTACGAGTATGACCACCACTATTTTGTGTGGAACGGAAACTCACAACCACATCTACACCTTCAATCATATCAATTGCTTTTACCATAGCGGTTACAGACTTCATTGTGTTAGTCCACTTTGAACCACCCATAGAACCACTCGCGTCTACTGAGATGTGAAGGAAAGCGTCTGGAAAAGTATCAACAAAAGTCTGTTGGAATACATCAGTATTTCCAAAACCTAACTCAGAAATTAATCTCTTGTCGATTCTTCCTGTGTTCTTTCTTGTATACTTGGTATCTCTTGATTCAGTTCTAACGGAAAGTTTTCTACCAAGAACTTGTCCAAGTCTTAAACCTTCTTTTACTGCTTCTTCTGTATCTTCTCTATACCAACGAGAAGTACTAATCATTCCAATAGTATCAGAATCAACCAATGCTTTATTGAAATTCTTAACCAAGATACACTTGGTAGACTTTACACTTCTACCATACTCAGAATCTTTCTTGAGGTCTTTACCAACTTCCTTATAAGACATTCCACTTTGGTCAATAGAATCAATAGCTTGTTTGTCTTTCTTAGAAAGTTTGTTCTTTTGGATATCTCCATCCATAAATTTCTTTTGTTTCTTGATTGCGTTTTCAAGAGTTTTCTTCTGTGCGTCTGATAGAGTATTTAGAGAAGTTGGTTTGGAATTACTTTCTTTCTTCTTAGACTCAGGTAAATCCATACCACTTGTATCAACTGCGGAACCACCACTTTGACTTTCTTCTGATTCACCTTTCTCGATAGAATCAAGAAGTGATTCAAATTCTGTATCAGTAATCTCACGAGATTCTTCTTGACCACCACTCTTAGGTGATGAACCACTACCCTCAGTAGATTCTTCTGAATTACCACTTCCATCTTGTCTATCATATGATGTATTACCATTGTCATCAGTTTTCTCAACACCATCAGGAAGGTTGTTAAGAATAACATTGTAAATATCAAGTGCGGTATTGAAAGCTGATTCAGTATTGGTTAGTCGAGAAACATTCTTAATATCAAGAACTTTCCAAACATCTCTTAAACCATTAAGTTTAGATAAATCAGTATTTTTATTAGTAAGGTTGATAATACGGAACATATAAGAATCCATATTTTCTTCGGTGTACTCATCAGTACCAAGTGCTTTATCAATTACTTTTGAGTAAAAATACTTGTCATACATAGAATGATAATACCCCTTATATCCTGGAGCGTTAGAAAAGATATGAAAATCAATTCTCCTATCTTCTACATAGTTAAGTAAATTTTTAACATAAGACATAACATCATTTTTAGAATAACCTTTTTTCTTACTACGAATAAAGTATTCTTGTGGGATGTTATTTTCTAAATTCTTTAAGAAATCAAAATCAGAAAGTTTGATATGACTTCCTTCGTGAAGTGCTAAACCTACGGTTGAATCAAATAGTTTGTCATCTAACTTAGATGAGATAACTACTTTTTTACCATCAGTATAACTATCTCCTGTCGCGTTGAAAGTAACAGGAACATCTTGACTCGTTACGATATTAACAAAGTTAGCGATTGCTCGTCTGTAAGACGCTAATTGAATTAGGTCAGGACCTTTGGGTTTATTATCCTCATCATCAAAAGTTGATGTGGTATCCCAATCATTACCTAACCAAAAAGAACTATAATTGTTCTTCTTATTAAGATTACCAACAGAATACTTCTCACGAAGTGCCATTGGATTAAAGTGTTTGATTTTGTTCATATTTTCTCTCTCATTCATACTTGATCTTACGAAGAATTTGCGTTAAAGTCAAGTCTTTTTTTCATTTTTTTTAACTTTTTTTGTAAATTGTTGATGAAATTTATTTAGATATACCCTTTGTTTTTTACTTAAATACGCTCTTCTTTTGACTTGATTCTCTATGGAATCCAAGAACATATCCTTTCCATACCTATAATCAGGTAAATAGTTACATTTATCTAAAAGAACACGAATTGATTGTACCTTCTTTAGAGTTTTCTCAATATATTCTAATCGTTTTATTTGATATTCTGGTTTGATGTGTTTTGAGTAAGTTTTAACAATCTTGGTAATTGCTGATTCCATTTTATATGTAATCTTTCTACCCTTTACTAATGCCCCATGCATACTACGAATAAACTCGTGATATGAGTTGTAATTATCTTCTGTAATATATGTCTTATCATTAAGTATATGTTCGAGTTGTTGAATTCTTCGACCATATTTTTTCTTATTTATTTTAACACCACGAGATGGAATCAATTCAATATGCTGTGGTTTCTTTTTCATACTTGATCTTAACACGAAAAACCTATACAAGTCAAGTGTTTTTTTAATTATTTAACTATTTTTTTAATCCAACTCGTGTCGAGATAGGTTTTAGTTGGTTTACCAAGTAATGCATCATCTACACCATCACACACACCCATCCATTCTTGATGGTCATAATCATGACCTCCAATAAAACCACCATTTTTAACCTTTGGTATAAATAATTCTACATCTCGTTTCACACCCGCATATGAATGGTCACCATCTATATAAATAAAATCAATTGAATTATCTTCAAAATTATCAACAACATTATAACTATAATCTTCATATTGGATAATATTCTTACATAATCTTGTATTGGTTTTAAATTCTTCTTTAACAAAATCCCAATCATATCCATAATCTACCATGTGCTGTTCGTGTCCTTCAAATGGTTCTATCGAATGTATCTCGTTAAAGATACCAATAGAATTAAACAATAGAATTGATTCTCCCATATAACTACCGATTTCAATCATATTCCACTTCTTTTTATCTGCGTAGGTATTCCAATCTCCCCATAGGTCGTTTAGCATATGAATAAATCCAACAAAATATTTATTGTAATCGTGGTATCCATCCATCCACCATTTAGGATCTGGATTAAATCTCTGTGTGTATAAATTTTTCATATGGTATTCCTATCACACCACAATTCATCAGACATTTGAACATCTCGATTTGATGTTTCAATATACTCCCATGCCAAACTAAATCGTGTATCATTTGATTTATTTTTATAACAACCATGTACCATATTGATATTAAAAAATACTGCATATGGTGATTTTAACTCCAAATCAATTATATTGTAATCCTTTAACAATTTTTTATCAATCCACTTCACATATGGTATTTCACTTTCTAAATCATGTGGAAATATACCTTGATTGTGTGAATCTTCAACTACTCGTAAACAACCATTTTCTTTCGTGGTATCTTGTAGGTAAACTGCGCAACTTACTATCTTTTTTGGATTACCATTAAAGTAATAATTATCTTGATGCATAAATGTAGATTTTCCTACTCTTGGAATCATCGGAAAGAATTTACTAATATAAACATCAATACTATCCTCTGTATTTAATAATTCTCTTGCCTTATTTACTAATGTGGGATGGGATGCTAATTTTAAAAACTCTGGTTCAAAGTTACATGCACCCTCAATTTTATTTAAATTATTTTTTCCATTCCAAGAGTAATATTCACTATCATTTTTTTGGGAATCTATATATCGTTGTTCCGATACACTTAAATAATGTTTATGTTCTTCTTCTGTAAGAAAATCATTTACTATTTCATAACCTTGTTTCATTTCTTATTATGTATCAAGTCTAATGCCAATCCATGACTAAATCTCCCAGCCTTAGGACCTCCATTAACCCTTCCATCACTTTCACCAGGCACCTTTACCCACAAGTAAGCATCTACTATTTCATCACAAGTTTGTGTGGTTGGATATTCACCAATTGAACGACCAAACGGATTGAAATGTTCTGAATTAGCTCCATTACCATTTCTTGAGGTGTCTATTACAAAATGAGTATTATTAAGTCGTTTTGAAATCTTCTTTCCATATTCATAACAAGTTGTAGTGGCATAATAGTTACTCGTGTTTAGTGCGAATCCTTTTACCTTGTGAATATCACATAATCCTAAATAACTTACTGCCTTAGGAACACTTAACCATTTTGGGTGTCCTATGTCTATGTAAACTGATGCATTTGTCCTACTTAACAACTCAATACTTGCCTTAATCAACCTCATCCTATCCAACCCATCAACCACACCCATTTGTTCCATGTGTGGAATACAATCAGGTTCGTATATTACGATTGGTGATTTATCTCCAAGTGAACTACAAAACTCTTGTATGAATTCCAAGTATTCATCATCTGAATCTGCACCACCTTTTGAATGATGTCCTAAATCTCTGTATGGTATTGAATATATTACCAATACTGGTAAATATGGATGTGCCCGTTTGAGTAATCTTTGTATGGAATGTTTGGTTTTCCTAATTGTTCTCTTAGGCCCAACTCCATACCAAAAAGCTATGGGTTCTTTTGTAATTTCTTTTATTTGTGGATGTTTTTTACAAACATCTTCTCTACTATTCCAATCTGGATAATAAAACCTATAATTCATCTTTTAATTTTTGGTCATTCTCCCAAGTATCCACGTTTACAATGGTGTAAATTCGTGTATGAATTTTATTTAATCCCTCATCATTTACTAATAATAGGGTGTTCTGATATTCTTCCCAAGGTACAGGAAATGTCTTATCCAATACACCATTATTCTTTTCTCTGATAATCTCATTTAATGAATTAATAGTATAAAGTGTATTGGTTTGTTTCTTTCTATGAAGTGCTATCGTATCTATACCTTCGATAAAATTATCTTGATTCTGTGGTATATTATATGTACAGATTAACGAATGGTGGTCATCCTCATTTTGAAACACATAAACTTTATTGAATACAATATCGTGGCACTCAATGATTAAGCCTACGGTTTCGTAGAGTCTGTTTCGTTTTGTGAATGTACATAGTAGTTGTGTTCTCATCTAAACTTCCTGACCTAATGTATTATAGAATTCTTGTCTATAATAACGATACTCCTGTTCATCTCTTTTCTTTTCGTAATCTTTATATGCCTTTGACCTTTTACCTGCCTTGGTAATTTTACCATTCTTTCCAACTGGTAATTTCTTATCTGTAAAAATTGGATTACCAGATTCATCCTCACCAGTTTTGACTTTTTCCGTAGTTGGTGGTGGATTATCTACATTCCATTGTTTCATTTGTGAGTCAACCTTCTTTTTCATCTGAATACCAGTAGTCTTTCCACCAGCTGATAATTTTTTAATCTTTTCTTTTGCTCTATCAAGTCTTTGTTTTTCAGGTGAATCTACAATTCCTTTTCTGTGATTATCCAAAGCCTCATCTACTATTTCATTAGTAGCTTTGTCATCTTTAAGTCTTGTAACCAATCCCTTAGATACAATTGCATCTACCAAACCTTGTTTCCCTTTACCTCTACCACCACTACCTCGTGCTGCCTTATATCTTTTTGCTGCATCTTTATATGATTTGACTGATTTATCTTGTTTTACTTCACCCGTATCTTCATCAACATAAAGTCCCCAAGTTTCAGGCTTATTTTCTAATGGTCTTATAGCATTTCCACCCTCACCTCTTGCGTAAGTAAGGTCTACCTTTTCACCATTATCTAATGTTACTTGTTTTTTCTGAGTTCCATATCTTGATATCTGCTCGTCCTCTGAAGCTGTTTCATTATACGCATAAACAAAAGCATCCACTTCATCTTTGTTCATTTTATTTAATTGTTCTTCAGTTGGATGGGCTGCTCCACTTTCAAATTGTGATCTCCAAAATGCTCTTTGTTCGTTCTTTTTATAATTTTTAAATTTATTTTCAGCTTCTTTTGATTCCCATTCTTCGTCTGTCATATTCAATATTTCTTCTAAATCTGCTTGAATTGCTGGATTTTCCTTTGAAGATTTAAACTGATTAATATTCGTCTTAGTAAACATCCAATTACCAGGTTCATCTTTTCCACCATTATCCAATGATACTATATGGTCTAATTGCATATCTTGTAATGGAACAACTTCTTTTGTTATAGGACATACCCCACCAGTTTCCAAATAGGCCTTTAAAACATTTTGATACCTAACTCCCTTTTTTGATTTACCAGCATATGGATGTGGTTGACCTGATTTCGAATGTCCTTCTGGATATACCATATCATCAGGATAATTACCTGTTACTGCATTATCAGGTGGGCCTCCTTTTGTTGATACTGAATTATATAATTTTGTAAACTCTGGACAATTCTTTTTTCCTTGATGGACACCACGAGTAGAAACCTTACCACTCGTTCCACACAATTCTTCTCTAAGGTCGTCATCCAACTTATTTATTGTTTTATTGTTTACTGCACCGTGTTTATTTACTAAATCTTGTCTCCGTTGTTTTTCTTCCTTAACCCAAGCATCAAATCCTTCAGGTGTATTAATTGTTTCTAAATAATCGGAATACTTTCGTGCATCTTCCTCATTCAACGAACTACTACCAGCCTCATCTGTAATAGATTTTTCTCTTGAAATAAGATCAACCATCGTTTCCATCCGTTTGGCCTTTGATGACTCTTTAGATGATTGTTCTTTTGTTGGTTGTGTTACATTAGCACTTTCACTTTCACTTTGACCTTTACCTGATTTTTGTGATTTTTTTTGTTTCTCTTTTTCTTTTTTAGCTTGAATCGCCTTTTTTGAACCAGGATGTTTTTTAATATAATCTGCCTGTTCTGGTGGTGTTAACTTTGACCACCAATCTTCTTTTTTATCTTCCCTTAAATTACCAATAAATTCATTCGTGGCATTTTCTTTCCAACCAAATTTAATCAATGATTCTCTTAAAAACTGAAGGTGTGTTGGATTCTTTAAATCTGGTGCACCACCTTTACATTTGTGTGAAAAATCTTTTAATATTTTATCCCAATTTTTCATAATCTCTCCGTTATATCAACCATTTCATGGTAGTTAGTCCCCTTACCTGTTTTAGTAGGAAATAACCCATTACTCTCAATAATTTTTTTAACTTTTTTCAAAAACTCAACTCCATCTTCTAAGTTAAAGTCGAATAGAAAAGAATCATAACTATATAATATTAGCTTACTCTTATATTGTTTCATAAACGGTATAAGATTAGTTAGTATCTTCATATTATTTTCAGTTTCCATTAATTGAATCATATAATTAAATATCTTATTACGATTCATATCGGCCTGATTTTTTCTATATATCTTCTTACTATAAATATCAGATTGTATAAATTTTTGATTTTTATACAATTTCCAAGTATTATTAATATAAGTATGTACTTTTTCAAAGAATGGGTTAGTTTTTATCACTTCAGGAGGAATATGACCATATAAGTACTTAAAAGACCTATTTTTAGACTCTTGATAATCACATCCGTAAAATTCTCCCATATGTTCGTGAACTGAACCACTTGGAAATGAATAATTTAACAAATTTCCAATCAATCGTAAGTGATATGCATCATAGTCAAACTCAACTAACATACCTTTTTCAAATCTACTACAAAATGGTTTTCTCGATTCATCTGATTTGTTTAGGGCTGCAAAATTGATACCACCGAACCTATTACTTGGTCTACCTGTACTCGTATATGGATTATACTCTGAATATACTA